TCTTTGCCCAATCAGGAGCCGGAGGTGGCGGCGTTCAACGCCTACGAGCAAGCGATTTCGATGTTGCCCAACGATATGGGACAGCCCGCGATGGAGCAACTTCAGTCCTTGGTGTCCACTATTCAAAGCAACCTCGATCAAGCCTCGCAGGCTTCGCCTACGGAACAGGCTTAAAGGGCGCGGAGGCTGGCCGTCTGGCTGGCGCTGATCCTCGCCTGGCCAACCGCATCCACTTCTATGTGGACACCGGCAATGGCATCCGCCCTGAAGCGGGCGTCGGCGGCAATGTGCATGCCGTCTACCTGGACAACCTCTACGACGCGGCGGCTGACCCGCTGGGCCTGCGTGCCCAGGCATCGGCTATGGGCCGTGACGACCGTGGCCAATGGTTCAACGCGGTCGAGTCCGCAATCCTGGACGCCGGGTTTGATGGCGTCTATATCCCTGCCGCCCAGGGCGATCAGGGCGTGGCCGTGCTCCTGGGGCCGAAACACACTGGCGTGCCGGTCGAACAGCATGGCATGCACTCGATGCCTGCCGCTGGCGCGTATACGCCCCCTGCAAGCACGCAACGCCGGTATGCAATGCTCTCGTCAGAGATCCGCAAATTCGAGGCCCAGGAGGCTGAAATCAAGGCGGCGGCACCATCGGCTGAACTGCGTGCCGGTACCCTGACATTCGACGACGCTGATGCCGAGGCCGTGGCCAAGTTCTTCCCGCCTGCGGCCAAGTCCCAGATCCTGCGCCAGCCAGAGCGCGGCGGGTTCGATCCGAAACGATTGACCACAATTCTCAACGAGACGGCGGACATGTCCACCTTCTTGCACGAGACTGCGCACTTCTTCCTGACCGTGTACGCCGACATGGCTTCGCGCCCGGATGCGACCGATCAGAACAAGCAGGACATGCAGACCGTGCTTGACTGGTTCGGCATCAAAGACCTGGCCACCTGGAATTCTTTGTCGCTTGAGGAGCAACGCAAGTATCACGAGCAGTGGGCCTACAACTACGAGATCTACCTGTTCGAAGGCAAGGCGCCAAGCCTTGAGATGCAATCGATCTTCCAGCGTTTCAGCGCCTGGTTGCGCCGCGTGTACACCTCGATCCGCGACGAACTCAACGAGATCTACCGCAAAGAAAATGGCCAAGACCTGCCGATCCTGACTGGCGAAGTGCGCCAGGTGATGGACCGCATGATCGCCAGCGATGCGCAGATCAAGCAATCCGAGGCAGTCAACAGCATGGTGCCGATGTACCAGACCCAGGAAGAGTCCGGCATGGACGACACCGAGTGGGCCGCGTATCAGGCCATGATGGCCGAAGCAACCGAGGCGTCGGTCACTGAGTTGACCCAAGCCAGCCTGCGCCAGTTGAAGTGGCTGGGCAATGCACGCTCGCGTGTGCTCAAAGAGATGCAGGCCAAGACGGCTGACATTCGCAAGGGCGTGCGCGAAGAGGTGGCCGCAGAGGTCGAGAACGATCGCGTCTACCGCGCCATGGAGTTTCTGAAGCGCGGCGTCACGATGGATGAGAATGGCCAGGAGATCCAAGCCCTGGCTGGCCACAAACTCAAGATTGCCGATGTCAAGGCGCTCTACCCTGAGAGCAAAGAATCGCTCACGCCTGCGCCTGATCTGGCCAAACTGGGATATGGCAAGTACGGCATGCTGGCCGAAGAAGGCCTGCCGCCTGACCTGGTGGCATCGATGTTCGGCTTTGAGTCCGGCGATCAACTAGTGCGCTCACTGCTCGAGGCACGCCCGATCAAAGAAGAGATCGACGCACGCACCGATGCACGCATGCTCGACGAGTACGCCGACCTGATGGACCCGGCCAGCATTGAACTCGAGATCCAGAAGTCACTGCACAACGAAGCACGCGCCAGGTTTGTGGCTGTCGAGTTGCGCTACCTGGCCAAAGCAACACAGCCTGCACGCCTGATGATCCAGGCCGCGAAGACTGCGGCCAAGTCACTTATCGGCAACAAAGTGATCAGCGAGATCCGTCCGCGTGACTACACGCTGGCAGAGGCCCGCGCATCCAAGGAAAGCATCAAGGCATCCAAGGTTGGCAAAACGACAGAGGCCGCACGCGCCAAACAGAACCAACTGCTCAACAACCAACTTACGCTCGAGGCTGTCAACGCACGCAAAGAGATCGACAAGGCCATCGACGGCTTTGCCAAGATTTTCAAAGCCGATGCCAAGATGGCCAAGAACCGCAACATCGATCTGGTGAATGCGGCACGCTTCATCCTTGGCCACTATGGCCTTGGCCCGCGTGATGTCGAGCCTGGCAAATTTGTCGAGCAACTCAAAGCCTACAACCCTGACCTGTATGCAGACATCGAGCCGATCCTGCTCGAGGCAACCGGTGGACCGCGCAACTACAAGAAGTTGACGCTCAACCAGTTCCGCGACATGAAGGAAATCGTCGATGCGCTGTGGTACCAATCCAAGCGCGAGAACGAGGTCATGATCGAAGGCAAGGCCGTGGCTTTGGAGTCGATCATCACGGACCTGAACAAGCGCCTCGATAAGATCGGTGTGCCAGAAGAAGTGGCCGGTGAGCGCATGGCGCCTGGCAAAAAGGAAAAGGCCATCCGTGGCCTGTACAACGCCAAAGCATTGACTCGCCGCGTCGAGCATTGGGCAGACGCTACTGACGGCGCCGCTGGACCTGGTCCATTCACCAACTACATCTGGCGCCCTGTGCGTGCCGCGCTGGACCAGTACCGCGTCGACCGTAACCGCTATGTCAAGGACTATGTGGACCTGATCCAGAAACTGGATCTGCCGGTGCAAAAGATCAACGCGCCAGAACTGAACTACACCTTCGGCAACGAGAACGGTGGCATCGGCAAGGCCGAGGTGCTTGGCGCTCTGATGCACATCGGTAACGACAGCAACATGAAGAAGTTGCTGGCTGGCCGTGGCTGGGGTCAAGTGAACGAGGACGGCACTGTCGACACCTCGCGCTGGAACATGTTCATGAACCGCATGATTGAAGAGGGCGTGCTGACCAAAGCCGACTTTGATTTCGTGCAAGCCGTGTGGGATCTGAATGAAGAACTCAAGCCTATGGCGCAAGAGGCGCACCGCGAGATCTTCGGCTACTACTTCAAAGAAGTCGAGGCTCGCCCTGTCGTCACTCCGTTCGGCACTTACCGTGGTGGCTATGTCCCTGCGAAGACTGATCCGTTCATAGTCCGCGACGCACAGCGCCAGGCCAAGATGGAGGAACTCGAGTCCGACTTCCGCAACTCTATGCCAAGCACTGGCGCTGGGTTCACGAAGTCTCGCGTCGAGTACAACAAGCCGCTGTCGCTGGACATCCGTGTGATGGCCAAGCACATTGACGATGTGATCCGCTTTGCCCGCGTGCAACCGACTATCCGCGACACGCTCAAGATCTTGCGCAAGCGCGACTTTGCAGACACGATTACCCGCATCGATCCGACCGTGATCGAGGACATGCTGATCCCGTGGCTCAACCGTTCGGCTCGCCAGATCACCAGCGAAGTCGGCATGAACAGAAGCATCGATACCTTCTGGCGTGCAGTGCGCAACCGCACCGGCATCGGCATCATGTTTGCCAACATTACCAACGCGCTCCAGCAGGTGACCGGTTTCTTCCCTGCATTGCTCAAGGTGCAAGGCAAATACATGAAGTCAGCCCTGGCCGACTACATGAAGAGTCCGACCCAGTCTGCTGAGTTTGTGGCTGAGTTGTCTCCGTTCATGGCTGACCGCATGAGCAACCAGATGATCGAAGTCCAGGACATGATGAATGACCTGCTGATCAACCCGACCAAGTTCGAGAAGGTGCAAAAATGGTCCAATAAGCACGGCTACTTCTTGCAACAGGCCTTCCAGAACTTTGTCGATGTGGTCACCTGGACCGGCGCCTATAACCAGGCAATTGCTGAGTCTGGCGTCGACATCGATGAGCAGGCCGCAAGCAAGGAGGCGATCAAGCGTGCAGACGCCGCAGTGCGTATGACGCAGTCGAGCCTTCAGCCTGAAGACCTGGCCGCGTTCGAAGTTGGCTCGCCGTTCTACAAGACGCTGATTCAGTTCTCTGGCTACTTCAACATGATCGCCAACCTGAATGCCAACGAGTACATCAAGATCTTTCGCGACCTTGGCTGGCGCGGCAACAAAGGCAAGTTGTTCATGACCTACTTGCTGGGCTTTGGCCTGCCGATGCTGGCGGCTGATGCGATCGTGCGCAGTCTTGGTGGCGGCTGGGACGACGACGACGACGATGGATACCTCGATGTCTTCATGTCCTGGTTCTTCGGCTCTCAACTGCGTGGCGCTGTTGCCCTGGTGCCGTTTGGTACTGCGGCCACCGTGCCATTCAATGCGTTCAACAACAAGCCGTACGATGACCGCATGACCACCAGCCCGTCCGTCTCAACGCTCGAGGGCGCGACGGTCGGCGTGGTCAAGGCTGGCATCAACATCGCCGACCCGTCCAAAGAGGTCACCGGAAAGAATGTCCGCGACATTCTGACGATGATCAGCCTGGTCACCGGCATCCCTGTCACCGTGCTTGGCAGACCGATCGGATATGCGATCGATGTCGATCGCGGCAAGATTAAACCCACCTCTGATGTCGACTACATTCGCGGCCTCGCCACTGGCAAAGCAAGCGAATCGTCGAGACAGTAAGGTACCCGTATCCACAACCAGAATGCTTAGTCTCTTCACAATCGTCCAGGAGTTCCGTCCATGACCATCAGTTCAAATAGCCGGAAAGCCGGTCCGTTTATTGGTAACGGAACAGCCGCGACTTTCCCCTTTACCTTCAAAGTCTTCCAGGCCTCGGACCTGGAGGTGGTCAAACTCACGGTCGCGACCAACATTGAAACGACCCTGGTGCTGAACACCGACTTCACCGCAGTGGTGAACGAGGACCAAAACTCAAACCCAGGCGGCACGATTACGCTGACCGCAGGTGCGCTGGCCGCTGGCTACAACCTGGTCATCACATCGGACATTGAAAACCTTCAGCCGACTGACCTGACAAACCAGGGTGGTTTCTACCCTGAAGTGATCACCGACGCCCTAGACCGCGCAACGATCCAGATCCAGCAGTTGCAGGAAGCCGTCGACCGCTCGGCCAAGTTGCCGATCACCAGCAGTGCTGATGCCGATGCCCTGGTGGCCGACATCGTGCGCCTGGCTGACAGCGCGGACAACATCGACACCGTTGCCAACAACATCGGCAATGTCAACAACACCGGCAACAACATCGCGAATGTGAACACCGTTGCTGGCTCGATCAGCAATGTGAACACTGTGGCCACCAATGTGGCCAGCGTCAACACGACTGCCACGAACATCGCATCTGTCAACACCGTCGCCGCCGACTTGAATGAGCCGGTATCTGAGATTGAGACTGTCGCAGGCTCAATCACGAATGTGAATAATGTCGGCAACAACATTGCCAATGTCAACACGGTCGCCGGTATCAGCGCGAATGTAACGACGGTCGCTGGCATCTCTGCCAATGTGACTACGGTTGCAGGCAACAGCGCCAATGTGACCACTGCGGCCACCAACATTGCGGCCATCAATACCGTGGCATCTGATCTCAACGAGCCTGTCTCTGAGATCGACACGGTGGCGAACAACATCGCTAATGTGAACACGGTGGGCAACAACATTGCAAGCGTGAACACTACCGCTGGCAACAACGCAAACATTACGACCGTCGCGACCAATATCGCGAATGTCAACACTGTTGCGACAAACATTGCGAATGTGAACTCGGTTGCGGGCAACGCGACCAACATCAACGCAGTGGCTGGCAACAGCACCAACATCAATGCGGTTGCAACCAACTCAACCAACATCAACACCGCCGCGAATAACATTGCCGCGATCACGACTGTTGCTAATGATTTGAATGAGCCGGTCAGTGAAATTGACACGGTTGCAAACAGCATTGCAAATGTGAACACAGTTGGATTAAACATTGCATCAGTGCAGACTGTTGCAGGAGTTGCTGGCAATGTGAACACTGTTGCAGGCATTGCTCCTAATGTCACAACTGTTGCAGGCATTAGCGGCAATGTCACCACCGTTGCAGGCGTATCTGCTGGCGTTACTACCGTTGCAGGTATTGCTCCTAATGTGACAACGGTGGCCGGTATTTCGTCAAGTGTTGTGTCTGTGGCCAGCGTTGCATCAGACATTCCAACTGTTGCCGCCAATGTGTCCGACATCAGCAACTTTGCCGATGTATATCTTGGAGCAAAGAGCACTCCGCCAACAACTCGAAACGACGGCAGTCCGCTTCAAGTTGGCGATCTGTATTTCAACAGCGTCAGCAATGCAATGTTTGTTAGGTCCAGCACTGGATGGGTGCCTGCTGGTTCGAGCGTGAACGGCACCAGCCGACGCTTCCGCTACATCGCTACCGCTGGCCAGACGACCTTCACCGGCACTGACAGCAACGGCAACACGATGGCCTATGACGCAGGCTTTGTTGATGTGTACCTCAACGGCGTGCGTTTGGATCAGACCGACTACACCGCATCGAGCGGCACCAGCATCGTGCTGGCATCTGCCGCCGCGCTGAATGATGAACTGAACATCGTCGCATTCGGCACATTCTCGGTGGCCAGCATCAACGGCGTCGACATC